CCGACTTCCGATTGATTCCGGAGATATTGCAAGCCGAAATTTACCGCATCCGCCGCCATTGGGGCGGGAAGCTTGCGCAAGTAACCCGCCGGAGCTTCCGCAAGGGCCGCCAATTGGCCGAAGGCGTGGTGAGTCGGCGCGTAGCCGTGGCCGTTTGGCCCCCAAACCTCTAACCCCGTGTTATCTTCTGTTGGTCTGACTTCGATTTGTTTAGTCGACACAATAACGTTCCGGCTATTGTCGCGCACCGTTTGCATATGCGCCGCCATGTCCGGAAGGCTAGTGAATCTTTCATCCGCCGGACGTGTAGCCCACTGCTTTGAAGCTTGCATAAGAGTCGCCATGATTTGAATCCTTAGTTTTGAGTCGGGGCCGATCCCCGACCGATTCAGAATAGGGCAACTAATGGTTTAAAGTAAAGCCTGTTATTTCAAATTAAGATTCTTTTCGTTTTTTTATCGCCTTGCGCACTTTTGAGGCTTGATTCCCCGATACCTTCCCGAATAGCTTGGCATTGCGGAATCGTCCGCGTTTTGATTCGGAAAGGTTTATACAATGCCAAAAGTAACACTTGGGGCCGTTTGGTTTTCAGATGACGGCCACGCTTGGTTAGCTGTGCCAGAAACAGCCATAAAAGCATTGGGGATCGAATCTAGAATTTCCGGCTATTCCTACAAAGCCCCGAAAGAAGGAATCGTGTTTTTAGAAGAAGATTGTGACGCGCCGGAATTTATAAGCGCGGCCAATGCGGCGGGGATTTGCTTAAATATTCGCGAAAAGCGGCACGCGGGAGATTCCCCGATCCGCGACCTTCCGCGATATTAAGGGGGCGGACATGCGAATCAATAAAGCCCAAGGGGCCGCCCTTGCAAAGCTATATGCCAGAATTGAAAAGCCCGAATTCTCTTTTCTATCCTTCCGCCGCAAGGCGGGGCGCATGATCGGCGGGGATGGCGCGTTGGTCGTGCCGTGGTGCGGAATGTTTATTGCAATTGAGCCGGACGGCTATTGTCATTCATAAAACAAAGGGGCGGGGCCAATCCCCGCCCCTTTTACCGCTAAAAATTACCGATATTTATTCCGTTCATGATTTGTTCTCCTTTTGTTCCCCGTTCACCTTTTGTTCTCTTTTTGTTCTTTTGGCTGCTTGGCAGGGAAGGTGGGCCGCCAAGGGGCGGCCCTTTAGTTATTTTATAATAGGGTTTCCGGTTCCGGTTTCCGGTTATAGGAAACGGTTTCCGGTTATGGTTTCCGGTTTCCGGTTCCGGTATTAGTTTCCGGTTTCCGGTTCTTTAATCAAAACGGGCGCAATATTGGTTTCTCCTTCACAATCCCTGCAAAAGGATTCGGGGAAAATATCAAAAAGCCGCCACTTCTGCTTTTCGTTATCCCATTGCGCCCAAGCATCGCGAACCACGTTTTCGCTGTGGCAATGGCTGCATGTCATAATAAGCATAAGCCACCCCCCCCTTATTCATCCGACCAAGCCATGAGACGGAAGCTTTCTTCAAAAAGCACCGCCTCAAGTGAATCGGTGAATTCCGCGCATTGCAAGGCGGCGTTTACTGCTTGCATGGCATCGCACAAAATCCCGCCGTCAAAACCCCAAGAATCAACCTGACCTACATCGGCGGGGGCCTCACAAATAAAAACCGCCTTTGCCTTTTTGGCGGCTTCATAGGATTCGAATCTAGTTCGATTGTAAAAGTGCAAATAAAGCATTCGCTTTTTCCCCTATTGTGCGCGGCCTGATACCGTGCTATTTGTCTTTCTATCGGATCGGATTTGATTCGTCAAGGAGCAAACCAATGAAAGCTAGATTTAGAAAGTTCTTATCCGTTGACTCTCCCAAGGCAATCAAAGCGGCGGGTTATGGTTATTTGAACGGGATCAATTACGGAGCCCCCGCCGATACCGCCGGAGTCGGGAATCTTTGCGCCCATGCTTCCGATGGATGCAAGGCCTTGTGCCTTGGTTTCTATTCCGGACAAGCGGGGATGGTTAAGGAAGGCGGGACTAATAAAGTTCGGGAATCCAGAATCGCTAAAACGGTTTATTTCATGAAGGAGCGACCCGCGTTCATGGCGGAATTCGCTTTCCATGCGGCGCGGCTTTATGCGGATGCGCGGGATCAGGACATGGCCGCCGCTTGCCGCCCCAATGGTTCATGGGATGCCGCCTTTGAAGGGATTCCGGTTTCTGTTTCCGATCAATTATCGGAACGCCTCTCCTATTACATGAACCGCCCTTTTAAGGCGGGATCATATAAAAACCTGATGACGGTTTTTCCGGAGATTAATTTTCTGGACTACACGAAAAACGCGGGGCGGTTCCTGCGTCAATTGCCGGAAAACTATCATCTAACTTTCAGCCTTTCAGAAACCAATGAAAGGGCCGCCCGTGGGGTTCTGCAAAGCGGCGCGAATGTTGCGGCGGTTTTTGCGGACGGCTTGCCGGAAACCTATCTAGGCCGCCCCGTTATTGACGGGGATTTGCACGATTTGCGCTTTTTGGATCCGAAAGGCGGATTTATCATTGGCCTAAGCCCCAAGGGTTCCAAAGCAAAGCGGGACCGTTCGGGATTCGTGATTCGTGATTATGAGGCGCGGAACGCATGACAAAAGGGAAAACCGCCGTTCTTTACCTTTGCCCTTCTTGTGGGGGGCAAAGGTTCCTACCGTTTACGGTTTTAAAGTTCAGTCCCGAATCGCAAACCATGAAACCCGTTTATGATTACGACAGGTCAGAGGATTACACTTGTGCAACTTGCCACAGGGACGGCGAACCTGTGGCAATAAACCCGAAAACGAATAAGCTTTATCCGTTCCGGTCTGATGAACGATGAGAAACAGCGGTTCCGGTTTCCGGTTATTTTTCAATAGTTTAATATAACCGATTCCGGTTTCCGGTTCAATAAAGATTCCGGTTGATTAAAGCAACGGTTGATGTTAATTTAAAGAACGGTTCCGGTTTCCGGTTCCGGTTAGGAGCGAAAAATGGCGAACGTTGAATGTTTCGGAGCAAGACGTGATCCGTCTAAATTTAAAATCCGGTCAGAAGATCATGGGAGCTTTTGTTGCCTGACAGTTTCTGTCGGGGATGATAGTTTAACGGTTTTCTTACCAGCAGAATCAACGGATGCCGCCCGTTATGTTGCGGCGGCGGCCAAGGCGGCGTTTCATCCCGTCCCAGATAATAATCCGGAAGCGGTTTCCGGTTCTAATATAATCCCGTTGGTCCCATCTCCTGACCAGCGGTGATTATAGGCGGGGTGGTCCAAGGGGACTAAGACCACCCCGCCGCGTCTACCGTTTCAGGAGCGAATTGAAACGGGACAGCGGCTAAATATTAGCATGTCCACTATTTCAAAGGAATAAGCGGTTCTCTTTATCGAAGTTCAGAACCGCCTGACCAATAGCCCCAGCGTCCGGTTGGTATCGGATCTTCTTAATATAGATTCCGGTTAGGGAATCATGCTCCATGTTCCCCATACGCCCGACAATCACGCCGATGTCCGCTTTGTTCGCCCAATGGCTAGAATCCGCAAGGCTGTAAAGACTCAGATCGGCACTATCAATTCCGGCGGAGCCTTTGGTGGGATGAACCACCACGCAAACCAAAACCTCAAAACGCATGGCAAACGATTTCAATTTACGAATCGCCCGCCCGATATATTCCGTCATGCTTTCGTCTGGCCGTTTCCGGTGTTCAATTTCATTGAACGGATCGATCAAAACTACGCGCACACCGTCACGGATGACCGCCGTTTCCATCCGGTCAATCAGCCAATCAATATCGTGTTCCGTGTTCATGTCCGCCCGATTCGGCGCGATGAAAACAAAACGCTTTTCTAAGAACGCTTCAGCATCCGCCCTGCGCTGTGGTGATACGCGCTTAACGTTTGTTTGAAGGTAACCCGTCATGATCGAATTCGTGACGTATGGGACCACTTGCATTTCGAAAGAGGCAACCGCCACGGACCAACCATGCATTGCCGCCAGATTAGCAACAAGCTGCATCGTCCATGTTGATTTACCATGCCCCGGAAAACCGCCAACAACCATGAACGCGCCAAGATAAGGCTTCAGGAATTCGTCAACGTTATTCCACCCCGTCGAAACAGTCCGGATCGGCTGCTCTGGCGGGAGATCGGAGAAACGATAAACGCCCTCCACAGGATATGGCTTTGCCGCACGGATAACTTGCTGGATTGCATCCGTGCCTTGTTCAATCAGAAGTTCATTCCAATCTTTGATGCCCGTGGGCATTGTTGTGAACGAACAACGGATGCGATCAAGACGCCGCACAAGTTCAGCCGCTAACCTTTGACCCGCTTCATCCGAATCAGTGCCAATAACTATTTTCGGAATTTTGGCGATGTCATCCCAATCTGCTTGCAGATATGAGAATTTAGTATCGTCCTCTGGAATAATATCATCCGCGTTTTCCGGAACGTGAATGAGCCGCCCTTCTGCATCACGCGCAGGAGGCGCACCATCAGGCACAGAAACAACAAACGGATAACCCGCTTCCATAACAGCAAGCGCATCCATTTCACCTTCCACAATGAGAAGAGGATACTTGCCTGTCGTCAGTAAGGAATCTTTGAGGATGTCCAAATTCCAAAACTGTTTCCTAGCATTCGCCATTTGCCAGAATAGTTTTTTTGGACCCCGATATTTCGCCCCGACTACTTTGTCCTGATGAATGTATGGGAAGACTAAAACGTCCCCGTCATCATTCTGCTGGACAGAGCCATCGCTCCCGCGCTTTGCGCTGTAAAGCCCCATATGTAGGGCTGTTTCGATGCTGATCTTTCTTGAAATCAGCCAACTTGAATGAAGGTCGCTTATCATCCCAGAACTCCCCGCCCGACCAATTGCAATTAAAGCAACGCCAACCAACGCCGCTTCCGTCCACACGAACCGATAAACACCTGTCGTGTTTATTTTTTCGTGTCGCGCTGCACATAGGGCAGTATGTTTTCTGTGATCCGTCCTTGCTCCTGATGTTGATGCCGTGCTTCCTTGCCAAAGCTAGAACATCCATTGTCGTCCCCGTTTTTGTTTATGAATTCACGGCCCCAATCTTCAATGATTCCACGCGCAATCTCAAGCCCTGTTAAGAACCCAACGTCGAATTCTTCAGAACCTTCGTCTATAGAATCAGTTTCGATCAAGTGAACAATTTCACCGTGTAATTCGGTAAACTTGTGAACCGCTAAAGCAGTTTTATTTTCTAGTTTTTCAACGCGCAGCAAAAGCTCTGCAACGTCAACGTTTGTCGGTGTCGTTACCATTATTTTCTTCCGTCCAAAGGCTAGTCTTATACATAACCAAATCGACAAACATCAGATACGCTACATATGCGCAAAGAATTGCAAGGGCCACTACGAATAGTGGCCCCGCTAATGCAATCAATGCCATAAACATGACAGCGATCATTGATTGGAATCCGGATCATCAACTTTTGCTGGCGCAAACTTCTTTGCAAAATCAGCAATACCTTGATCAAGTTCCGTTTCCGCCGTCATGACAACAGTTGTCGAAGACGCTGGCGCTTTAGGCGGCACAGGGATGTTGTCTTTGATCTGCGCCGCTGAACCAGCAAACGCCAGATAGTTGATGCCATCCCAATAGTTTTCGCCGTTCTTCCAATCAGGCGCGATTCGAACAAGCTTCAAGCAATGCATGAACATGTTGGCATGGTAAGGCGTCATCTGTTCGCCCGTGATGGTCGTGTAGATGATGCACAGGCGTTCCATCAGTTGATCGACATCGCCGTAATTGCTCTGGCGGTCATTGAAGATCGAAGCCGCCTTTGTAATGATTTCCTTGTATTCCATTATTCCGTTTCCTTTTTGTTTTGTTCTGCAGCGATATACTCTGCACCTGAACGTGTTGTGAAAACTGCGCCGCCCGTGAATTCCAGAATGTTTGTGCGGCCATCATTGGTCACATACCAAAACGGCCAGTTGTCGGTGTCGTCAGACGCGGATCGTGCCGTGTATGGACCCTTCCCGCGAAGTCGATATTCGATCATTTGATTCGCTCCTTGCTCAAACGAAGTTACGGGAAGGCATCATACCCTTCTTCGCTAGGTTGTCAACTGTCAGTTGAACCTTTTTGATCTCTTCGTCGTCCCACCGCCCTTGATTGAGCCATGTAGCGGGGTGAGGCGTGAATTGAACATCCTTGCCCTTGCGCTGTGTTGCGAAGATAGAGGCCGCCTTAAGCAGGGTTTCGCGGTCTTTGATCTTGACCGCCCTAGCGTAAGCTTTTTCAGCCGCCGCCTTTCCTATGCGGCGCGGGTACGCCTCCCAGAATTGCTCAAACCCGTTATCCGCCTTTTCCGGCGGTGTTGGAGATATAGAATCTATATTGATAGGTTCTATGATAGGTTTGTGTCGCTCACAGCGACTACCCTCCCCGCTATTAGCGACTACCCCCTCCCCTGTTTGGTGGTCGCTCACAGCGACTACTACCCGCAAATTGAGGTCATAGCTGTTGCAGAGATTGACGCCGTTTTGCTTCTGGCGGCGGACGGAAACAAGGCCCCGTTCTTCCAATCCCTTAATGGCGCGAATCACCGAATCCTTGGACATGCCCGTATCGGAGCAAAGGCGGGTGATAGACGGATAACAATGCAGATTTTCATCCGCATAGTTCGCCATCATTAACAGGATAAATTTCTCTTTAGTGGGGAGATTCTGGCTTATAGCCAACGACATAGCACTAAAACTCATTCCGGCCTCCTACAGCTATTGCCGCAAGGAGCCAGATGCTGCTATATATAGCGCAGTTCCGGATTTCCTTGCCAAGCTTTCATCCGTGAACAGGCCTTGCCGGGCCGATCCACAATTAGCCGCCTCCGGATTCTTTCTGGGGGCGGTTTTTTTATTTTACGCTTTTAGCCTTGGAGGTCAAACGCTTTCGGCGTTTTTTAAGGTTCGTCCCGTTCTTATCGACGGCTTGGATCTCAATGCCATGATATAATTCGGCGGCCTTTTTCCGAAGCCGATAGGCTTTATCCCGTTCTGTTCCCGCCGTCTTTACGTCTTCGACTACAACTTCACCGCTTTCTGAATCACGATAACGGAAGTCTGCGGTGTAAGTGCAGAAGTGCTGATTCATTATTTCAACGGGGAAACGCGGCTGGCGTTCCAATTCTGAAATTTCTTTTGCTTTTTGAAGCAAAACCAATTCGCAATATCGGATCATCTCCGATTTTGAATCAAAAAGTATTCCGTCAAACGTCCGCGCTGATTCAGCCGCAACTGGAAACCGACCCCTTTTCATCAGTCTGTGCCTTTAGGGAAGAAGTCATGGGCGGTCAGAGTGATCCCATGCTGTTTAGCGGCGATCATCAGTTCGATCTGGCGGCGGTGCGGGATCAATCCATTGCAACCGCCCACACGGGCGTCTGTGTTCCACTTGTAGACAGCCTGAACGGAAATCCCAAGTATCCGTGCCACGTTACGCGCACCACCACACTTATTGATGACCCTTTCAGCGACCTTATGCATATCAATCCTCAACTACAGGGTTGCAACTATTCCTTTAATCGTCTATGTTACTAACGCTTGAAAGTCAAGGAGAAACACAATGAGTCGTGCAGGAGCGGATTGGGCGGAATCGGAAATCAACTTGGTCAGAGAATTGGCGGCGCAGGGTTTTTCGACCCAACAGATCGCGCAGCAACTGTCTGGGCGGACAAGAAACGCCGTTATCGGCCTGACCCACCGCAAGGGGATCATATTGAACCCTGCGTCCAAGAATGCGCCGCCTAAGCTCCCAAAGGGTTTGAAGGCGCGGCAGAAGATCGCCCACAAGCCCAAGCCGGACATCGAAACGAAGAAAAAACTTTCCAAATTTTTGTTTGGCAACGGCTCCGAAGGGCCTCCGCAGCCGCCACAGAAGGTTGTGGATGAGGTCGTGGTAGGGAAGCCTGTTACCTTCATGAATCTCAAAGACAGGCACTGTCGGGCGATCCTTGGCCCCGTGGATGGGATTAACACCCTGTACTGCGGAAAAACTGTTCGCATCGGGACATCATGGTGCGAAGAGCATCACGCCAAGTTCTATGTAAAGAAGGAGGTTAAAGGTGTTAAAAAAACATAAGGAAATAGTCAGTAAGCTTAATGACTTAGGCGTAGTTGTGTATGTGGAGGTTACAAGCAATCACACCAAACTGCGGCTGAATTATAAAGGCACGAACTGGACTTATTTTTGCGCCACAACCCCTTCAGATCCAAGGGCGATAAAGAACCTAGTGGCGGACGTAAGAAGATGGACAAGGAGAGTGGATGATGGTGCGGGACTTCCAAAAGGCGCGTGATGCTTCTGATGAGGCGGTGTTCAGAGCCGCCCAGTGGCTTCAACGGGATAAGAACGTCACCGTTCGGATTAATCCTGAGCCGCCGATGCCTGACAGTGGAAATTGGATGGATAAGCGCGATGGAGGTGACATCATCGCCTATATCGAACGGATCGTGGAGGTGAAAGAGAAGCCAGATTACAAGTTCACCTGTCGGGAGGATTTCCCTTTTGACACAATCATGGTGTCAAACGTCGAATCCGCCGACCGCCATGTGGTTCACATGTGGATCATAGTGTCTGGCAATAAGACCCATGCCGCCGTGATTTTGGGGAAACACAAGCCGCAATTTCAAAAGAAGAACGTTTGG